CCGCCGTTGAACTCTTTGGCAAGCTGGTGCCAGCCTTTATTCACGTCCTGGCCCAGCGGGTTGGCGTCCGGGTCGGTGGTTGCGGCTACGCTGGTGCCGTTGAAACCGATGCGCAGAATATCCAGCGAGAAGGCCTGCATGGTGAACGCGTTCACCAGTTGCATGAACTCGTTAGCGTCGCCGCTGTTCGCCCAGTTCGACAGGGTTTCCCAGTCCAGATCGACAGCAGAGTCTGTTTTAGCCAGCGTGTAGATGTTACCGCTTACGCCGATATTGCGGTGGAAGCGCCCGCCCTGAGAGCGGCCGGTGTGCAGACGGGAAGCGCCCACATCGACAACCTGGCCGCTCATCTGATCCACGTCTTTCATGGTGATGAATGACATGAATTCGAGCGACTCCTGCAGCGCCTTGCGGATGGCGGTTTCCATCGGCGGTGTGACCGCGTAATACTTGGTGCGGTCGGCGGTTTCTGGCTGGCCGAGATTTTTCAACAGCGTGCTGAAATAAGCGTCCATCGCCTTGCGGGCGCTATCGCTCAACACGGATAATTGTTGTGACATGTTTTATTCCTTCTTCCCGCCGCCGTTGGCAGCGCTATTAATCGATGCGATGAACGGTTAAACAATCATCGGGGCGGCGGTGTTATCTTTTTCGCCTGGGTTCGGGGCTGGCAATTTGCTGAACGTCTCATCCAGCTTTTTAAATTTCGGCATCAAATCAGGCAGGGCGGTAAATAACTCTTTGGCCTGGTCAGTGCTGAACAGTTGAGTGATTTCGGTGATCTGCGTTTTTAAATCACTGACAACTTGTTCCAACTGGGTGATTTTTTCGGTGCCGCCGTTAATAGCATTAAATTTCTGCTGCAAATCTACAACGGCTTGCGCCATGCCGGATAAAGCTTCGGCAAATTCTTTATTGTCACCTTGTGGCGCTGGTACAGGTACCGGCACGGGGGCTGGCTCTGGTTGTTTGGCACCGAAAAGGCTTTGCCATAATGGTTTCTTTTCTTCAGACATCTTTTTATCTCCCGGCCGTGTTGTGACCATATCGATTACAAACGGCACCGGAGCACCGTAGATAGCGTTATTCTGTTCAGCGTTAAAGCGCATGCGGTCGGTGCCGATGCTGGCCGGGGTATTTGTTACGCCCAGCCCTTTCAGGTAAGTTTTCCCAGAACCGCGAAAATTCTCGACAGGCTCAATTGAGGCAAACAGCAGCTGATTGCGGCGGTTCGAATAAATCAGATCGTCGGTAGGGCACAGGCGGGCGTACAACTTGGTTAACCCGGTGTCGGTGACTTCTGATTTCAGTTCCAGCACTTCACCAGAATTACCCCAATAGCGTTCATGCTCAGGCCAGATTAATGCGGTGTACAATTCCAGATCATAGGTTTCGGCCATTTCGGTAAGCCATGATGCAGGAATTACGCGACCGTCGACGGTTTCGCCTTCGGTTGCAATGCAAATCCAGTCAGTCATTAATTGCGATGAAGTGCCACCCATTGGATAATCCCGGTTAAATATCTGCGCTCTAATAAAGTAAAGCGAGTATTGCGGATATTTTTTAATGCCGCGATAACTTTAATTCTGATGCGTTCGGATATAACTCATTAGCCGAATGCATCCGATATTTAATTGTAATATCGCCAATGTTTGCCCTGCATAATGCAATCTATGGCTATATACCCCGATGCAATTAAAAAGGTGGCGCGTTCGCTTTATTTAAAAAGCTGGACGCCGAAAGAGATCGCCGCCGAACTCAATTTAACCTCTGCCCGCATTGTTTATCATTGGGCGGAGAAATACGGCTGGTCTGCATTACTGAAAGAAGAAAGCCTGGAAGATTGTATCCAGCGGCGTGTCATGACGCTGACACATCGGGATAAAAAGACCGAACTGGAAATGCTGGAAATAGACCGGCTGATTGAGCATCACGTCAAACTGATTGCCCAAAAGAATAAGCACGCCGAAAAGATGGCGGCGGCGCATGCAGCTGCGGCGCCAGGTGAAGGCGGCAATATTGGCTTTATGTCTGCCGGTGAAGATTCGCCAGCTCAGCGCAAAGGCCGCCGGCAGAAGAATGACGTTAGTCTGATGACGAAAGAGCGTTTCGACGAGTTTGCTGAAACGGGCCTGTTTACCTATCAGAAAACATTGCGCGCCAATAAACACCATTCGATCCGCAACCTGCTGAAGTCCCGGCAAGTTGGGGCGACCTGGTACTTTTCCTGGGAGGCGCTGGAAGATGCCGCGCTGACCGGCGATAACCAAATCTTTGTTTCGGCCTCGCGGCGCCAGGCTGAAATTTTCAGGCGCTATATCGTCAAGTTTGCCCGTGAAATGTTCGGCGTCACGTTGACCGGTAACCCGATCACGCTCAGCAACGGCGCTAACCTGATTTTCCTGTCGACCAACAAAAACACGGCACAGGGGGAAACGGGGCATTTCTACTGCGACGAATACTTCTGGGTGCCGAAATTCCAGGTATTTAAGGACGTCACCAGTGCAATCGCCACGCATGACAAATGGCGCCGGACATTCTTCTCAACGCCAAGCGCCAAGACACATGACGGTTACCCGTTCTGGACGGGCGACGAGTGGAAAGGCAGCGACAAGAAACGCCAGGCGCTGAAGTTCCCCGACTTTGATGAACTGCGCGACGGTGGCCGGATGTGCCCTGACGGGCAATGGCGCTATGTCGTGACGCTGGTCGATGCCTGTGCGGGCGGCCTGGAGAAATATGTCACCGTCGACCGCGTGCGCGGTGAGCACAGTATTGACGCCTTCAACCTGCTGTACATGTGCATTTTTGTGGACAGCGGCGACAGCGTTTTCAAGTTTGACCAATTATCCCGGTGCGAGGTTGACCCGGAGATCTGGCAGGACTTTGACCCTAAAGCCAAACGGCCCTTTGGCGAGCGAGAAGTCTGGGGCGGCTTCGACCCGGCGCGCAGCGGTGATACCTCCACCTTTGTGGTGGTTGCTCCACCGTTGTTCGACGGTGAGCGCTTTCGCGTGCTGGAAACTCACCACTGGCAGGGGTACAGCTTCAAATACCAGGCAGAGCAGATCAAAAAAATCATGCAGCGTTACCGCATGACCTATATCGGGATCGACGTGACCGGCATCGGGCGAGGTGTTTACGAGCGGGTGCAGTCCTTTGCCCCGCGGGAAGTGCGCGACATCCATTACAGCCTCGAAACCAAAACCCGCTTGGTGCTGAAGATGGTCGACCTGGTGGAAGGCGACCGGATCGAATGGGACGCAGAAAAACGCGGCATCGCCGGCAGTTTCCTGGCTATCCGCAAAACCGTCACCGGCAGCGGCAATGCGATCACGTTCGTGGCCGAGCGTAGTGCCGAGAACGGTCACGCCGATGTTTTCTTCGCCATTTCCCACGCAGCGATTAACGAACCCCTCAACTTTGACACCCGGCGTAAATCTACCTGGGCATTTTCACAGGCGGCGGCATGAGCAGAAAGAACAAAAAACCAGCCCAGAAACCGGCACAGCAGCCGAAAACCTTTTCGGCAGGGTTACCCATCCCTGGCGATCGCAGCACGATTTTTATTGGGCCGCCGGAACTGGTGCTAACCAGTGGCACCGATTATCAGGATGTTTGGTATGACAACGACTATGACCACTGGACGCCGCCGATCAACCGGCTGGCTTTAGCGCGACTGGCAAATGCTAACGCACAGCATGGCGGTGTGCTGTATGCCCGTAAAAACATGATCACGTCGAGCTATGTCAGCGGCGGGCTGACGCGCAAGCAACTGGAAGGCATGACGTTCGATTTGCTGACGTTCGGCGACGTGCCGTTACTGAAGGTGCGCAACGGTTGGGGTGAGGTTGTCCGACTGCATCCGCTGCCGTCGATGTATATGCGCATTCGCCGTAGCGGTGAGTTTGTCATCCTGCAGAAAGGGGAACCGCTGATTTATTCCCCAGATGACATCATTTTCTTTAGCCGGTACGACCCACAACAACAAATATACGGCCTGCCTGATTATATCGGCGGTATCAACAGCGCGCTGCTGAACAGTGAAGCAACCATTTTCCGCCGCCGGTATTACAACAACGGTGCGCACATGGGCGGCATCCTTTACACCACAGACCCCAACCTGTCAGACGAGGTTGAGGCCGAGATCAAAAAGAAAATTGAAGGCACCAAGGGGCTGGGCAACTTCCGCAACATGTTCATCAACATTCCCGGGGGTGACAAGGAAGGGGTGAAGTTTATCCCGGTGGGCGACATCAGCGCGAAAGACGAGTTTGCGAGCGTTAAAAATATCAGCGCCCAGGACGTTCTCACCGCTCACCGTTTTCCCGCTGGCCTGGCCGGCATCATTCCCCAAAATACCGCGGGGCTGGGTGACCCGATCAAGTCCCGTGAAACCTATCGGCAGGATGAAGTGATCCCCGTCCAGCGCATGCTTGCGGAGGCCATCGCCGCCGATCCAGAAGTGTCTCCACGTTTACACCTCAATTTCAATTTTGAAACACCTGCAGGGGAATAATAATGGCTGAAGAATCGCTGCCAACAAAACGCATCGTTGAATTACCGCCAGCCGGCACGCTTAAC